CCTGCTGCTGCTGTGGCAGGTGCACCAACACAACCCGTTGCTAAACCTACGACACCAACAGCAGCAGGTGCACCAACACAACCCGTTGCTAAACCTACGACACCAACAGCACCAACAACAAACCCTGCAAATGCTATTGCACAACAAAGACAACAAAAACTAGGTGCAGCAGCAAAAGTTGCCCAAGATCAAATGGCAGCTAATCCTGTGCCAGAAAAACCAGTGGCACAAAGCCCAGAAGAAATCCGCAAGGAAAAATTAAGTGCAGCAGCAAAAGTGGCCCAGGACCAAATGGCAGCTAATCCTGGGCCAAGTGTGCCGCAGAGCCCAGAAGAAATCCGCAAAGCAAAACAAGCTACGGCTGCTCAAGCAGCTCAAGACCAAATGGCAGGAAAGCTGCCAGTTACTCCTGCCGCAACAACACCAAATTTTGGGGCTCGAATACCTGGCTATGGACCAGTAACTAGCAATATGCCAAGTGCAATTCCTAGTACCAATATGAAACTGCCCGCTAATATGGGGGCAGGTGCTAAAGCAACGCCAGTTACTCCAGTGGCCAAAGTACCCAAAGTTACGTCAGGCGGCCCAACACCCGACGAACGAGCAGCATACGATGCAAAACTAAAAGCAGCATTGGCCAAACAAAACCAGCAAACTGTAACAGAAGCTGTAAAATATGAACCTTCTTCGCAGAGCAAAGCATTATTTTTAAAACTAGCACAACTTGCAGGCTCGGCTCAAAGATCTGCTGATACTCCAAGCACCGCACCTGCTGCAGGACAATATCAACAAACTCAAAAGCCAGGAGGCTCTGCCCCTATTGCAACAGCACTGGGACGAGCTGGTGTAAACACAAAGCAACTGGCAGCTCTTGGGTCTGCAATTGCACCAAACGCAAAACTCAAAACAACTGGTAATCCTTCTGTAGACGCATTGCTTAAAAATATGGGATTCACTGTACAATGAAAATTACACTCAAAGAAGGCGGCAACGTATTCAAAGATGCCCAGGGACAAGATGTAAGCCAGCGTATTTCTCAAGGTGATGTAGGTCCCACTGTGCAATGGCTTGAGGCACTTACTGGACTAGACCTTACGCTGGACAAAAGCCCACGAGACCAATTGCCAACCAAGTGGCTAGGCACCACTGGTCGTAAAGAAAGCAGTGGAGATTTAGATCTATTGGTCAATGCCAATGAAATCAACAAAGACGAACTAGAGTCTAGACTAGAAGCATGGCTAGCACACCACGGCGTAGCAGCAGAACAAATGCATGGCCGCTTGGGCTGGATTGTGAAAACTGGAAACAGTGTGCATTTCCGCACTCCTATCAATGGTGATCCTGCCAATGGCTTTGTGCAAACAGACTTTATGTTCTTTGACAAACCCAGCTGGAGCCAATTTGTACTCAGCAGTGACCCTGCTAGTGCATACAAAGGTGCGTTGCGTAACATCATGTTAAACTCCATGGCCAAAGCACAAGGCTACAAGCTGAATCAAAACGCTGGTATTCAAGATCGCGCATCAAATGAACTTATCTCGGATGATCCTAATCAAGTGGCAAAAATGTTGTTGAATCCACAAGCCACCCAGGATGATTTGTACAGTGTTGAGGCAATCATGTCTGCATTGAAAACTGACCCTAAAAAAGAAGCCAAAATTGCAGACTTCAAGGCACACATGGAACGTGAAGGTATTCCTTTTGATCAGCCAGTGCAGGAAAGCGAAATCAGCTTTATTGCTAGACTGCGTGACCGTATTGTGAATCAAGGTATGACTCCACTAGTAGAGCAAGAACAAAAACCTGTGTATACCTTGTACGAAGCCAAGGATCCACGTATTCCTCACCTGGAAGATCTGGTTTTTGACAAAGGCACACGCGGTATAAATGAAGCTCTGCAAATTGTTGCAGATTCTGCAGAACGAACCAAAGAATATGTTACTATTAAATGGGACGGCAAACCTGCTGTGTTCTTTGGTCGCAAGCCAGATGGTACATTTGTGCTAACTGACAAAAGTGGGCTAGGTGCCGTGGGCTATGATGGCATGGCTACTAGTCCTGAGATGATACGGGACATCATGGCCATGCGTGACCGTGCTAGTGCAGCTCAAGCAGCCGCCAAGGGCAAAGCCAAACCAAAGGATCGTAATAGCCTGGCCAAAACTTATGCAGATATTTGGCCCTACTTTGAAGCAGCTACTCCGGAAAACTTCCGTGGCTATATCAAAGGTGATTTGCTGTATTATCCTGAAAACATGTATGTAGAAGAAGCGGGTAACTTTGTGTTCCAACCCAATGAAGTGTTGTATCGTATTCCGGTCAACAGTGACCTTGGGCAACAAATACAAGGAACACAAGTGGGTATTGCTATTCACACTGAGATTGAAGATCCTGCTGCTGTTGAAAAACCCATTGATCCCAAGCGTGAACTGTTGCCAGTGCAGGGCTTGATGATGAGCCGTCCCACAGTAGAAACTCTGCAAAGTATCAAACCAGATGCTGGTTTGATCAACCAAATTAACAGTATCAAACGCACTCATGGCGCTGCAATCAATACCTTGTTCAATCCAACCGAATTAAAAGCCATGCAGATTACAGATTTACCTACTTTGTGTAAAAATTTCATTAACAGTTTGGTTGGAACAGATTTCAGCAATGCCACTCCTGCTGCATTTGGCAAATGGTTGCAAGCAAACGTCACACCCAGAAAGTTTCAAAATATCATTGAGTATTTGAAAAGTCCTCGAAGCAATATCAACGGCATGGCCGCTGCATTTACTGCATGGAACTTGTTGCACCAACTCAAAACTGATATACTACAACAACTGGATCTACAACAACCAGGACAAGAAGGTTGGGTTATGGCCACTCCCGCCGGGAGAGCCAAGGCTGTGAACCGTATGGCCGGAGGATTTACTGCTGCAAATCGTGCTAGAAACAATCCTGTACAGGCGTAAATACAGTAAGGAATAAATTATGGCTACATACAAATTAATGAGCGGCGATTACAACATCGCGGTCAACGCAGGAGTAGGAAACGTCAATATTGTTGGCACTGTGGTTGCAACTGGTAACGTTACTGGTGGAAATTTAGTAACAGCTAATAGTGCTTATGTAAGTGGTAACATTATAACTCTAGGCAGTGTGACGACAAATCCAAAATTATTTTCTGCCCTACCTGCAGCAGCCACAGCAGGTGCAGGTTCAAGATCATTTATTACAGATGCCAATACTAAAACTTTTGGATCACGAGTAAGCGGCAGTGCAGCCAACAGTGTACCTGTTTACAGTGACGGTACAAACTGGTATGTTGGTTAAACCCACTATCCAAATCTGTATTTTTTGCCAAAGAGACTAAATAAAAGCAGGATCACTAAGATCCACATTTTTAAAGGAAATTATCATGGCATATTACGCTCCAGCTAACGGTGATGCACAACCGGTATTTGCAATTGACACACTCAATGGTCCAATTGCTCCAGGCACATCTACTTCTGCTACACCTGTTAACCTAGCAGGTCCTAAACTAGACTTCTTCCAAGTCACTTGCGCTAACACCAACGCAACCCTGCAAGGAACAAACGGTTACGTTGCTAACGTTATCCGTGCTATTCAACAAACTAGCACTGTTGCTATGTATCAAGTTGACGGCGTTCAAATCAGCTTGGGTATCTATCCAACTGGTGTTTTCACCAACTCTACTATCTTGACTGCTGCTCAAACAGCCAACATCGCTGGTACCAACGGTGCTTCTAGTGCTACTGGCGTTGCAATTGGTTTCAAACTAGCTACTTCCTAATCAAATCTAATTTGATTACAAAGACCTCGGAAACTTTCCGGGGTTTTTTGTTGGCCGTAAATATCCCATGGCTACTAGAATTCGTATTTCCACTACATTTGATTGCACTACAACAGGTGTAACTGGGCATTACAAAGCCGCACAACTGCCTTTTAGAGATCGTGCTCAACAATTGATAGACAGCGAGTCAGCCTGGTTACGTAGTAGAAATCAACAGCGCAATTACGAAACACTAATGCAAATAGTAAATCTCTATACACAGCCCATGAATTTGTCATCTGCTGAATATGAAAATGATCAATGGAGTTTTGAATTTGACACTGAATTTGAAGGTGTATTTTCGTCAGGAGATGACACACTAGGTCTACTAAAAGCAGCGGCCGCAGGTGTTCCTATGCTGGACAACCTTGATTCGTTTCAGATTATTACAGGCACTTTGTTACCAGATGTCAATGTGTTCTTTGAAGAAATTTAAAATAAATAACTCATAAGGAATTGTTATGGATACTACCGATATTGAAAAGAAAAGTCTGGAAGCACATGTTGAGTTATGCGCCGAAAGATACAAATTTCTAGAAACCAAATTAGAAACATTAGAGAGTAAAATGTCCAAGCTGACATTGAGCATTGATGAACTCAAAGGCATGATATCCAGTATCACACAAAAACGCAATGATCAACTGATTGGTTGGGGAATTGGTATCATTGGATTCTTAATAGCCAGTGTGGGTTGGTTGGTATCACACTACGTACTCAAATGAAAACCAGTGACAAACTAGCACAGTTGGCCGAACGAGAGCTGCCTGCATTGCTTGATCGAGTGATAATCAATGATGGAAATGGATACAGGGTATTTGGTAAGTACACCATTAAAAAAAATCCACAAGGATACATTGTTGAAGTTAACACAGGCTGGGACGGCATATTTGGTACTGTTAGATCAGCACTGGCATGGTGCATAGCTGATAAGAATAACCAACTTAACTTAGCTAGAGAAATTTATCAATTAGATTTAACCGCTACTAGATTACGCAACGATATACAAGGTAGACTTGGTATTGCACGACAAACCAGTGGAAGATTCTTAGAAACAGTGGAAACAAAAGTTTCCAGACGGCAAGAGCAGAGTCAGGCCGTGGAGAACGAATTATCAAAATGTATTAATTCGACTAAATACTGGCAACTTAGAGGATTTATAAATGAAACTGCAAGAACTGGCCCCACGCCGTCAAACCGCCCAGGTCTCAAAAGTATTTGAGAGCTTTTTTGATCAGCGAGTGAGTTTTGACTCCCTTGGCCGCGATCAAGCACTTAAAAAACTACGCCAAGTTCGCCAATTGGTTAGAGAATACAGGTCACATCCTGGATTCCACAGAAGCGAACAAAGTCCAGCTTATTTGAAAGCTGTGATGATGGAACAGGCTTTGGCCACCAGAGTCATGGAAGTAGATGCCATACCGATGCCAGGCGCACCTGCAGTTAATCCTGCCCAGCAAGCTGGGTTGTCTTCTGCACAAGCTGGCGAAAGAAAAAAACAATTACAAGATCAAATCAAAGCCACAGATGAACAGATCAAACAATTACAACAGCAAAAAATGTCTTTGACACAACAGATGAACATGCCCGCTGCTATGGAAAGTTTCCGTCGCCGTGGTCGTAGACTAACAGAGAGCGAAGTACAACAAGCTCAAGTGGTGTTGGCTGCACAAGACATGGTTGACAAAATGCAAGGCATGTTGGAAGATGTAAGCGAACTACAGTTCAAAGAACTTCCGGCATTGGTTGATTCAATCAAGAACCAAGTTGGTATCGATCAAGCAGCCCAATTCAACAATGATGCTACTGCTGCTCTAAGCGGCCTGATGCAGAATTTGCAAGGTACTAAACAACAACTAGATCAAGCTCTTGGTGTTGTTACTGGCCAGTCACAAGCTCCGGCTGCTGATGCAATGGGCGCAGCTGATGACCTAGGTGCCGCTGCTGATGACCTATCTGGTGCAGCTGATCTAGGTGGTGATGAACTTGATGCTGTAGGTGGTGATGAATTTGACGCTGCTGCAATGGGCGACGAAGAACCAGCAATGTCTCCTAACACCTTGGGCAGAGCCAAAAGATAATGAAAATTTTTGAAGTTGATAGTTTCAGCTCTAGCCCTGGTATTGACACTGGCAAGTTATTTCAACTTGCTAACTTTCTAATGAATCGGGCAGAAGACACGGCTTCTGCTGCAGAAATCAACAAAGAAACATTCTTAAAATTAGCTTCAAACATGGGAGTTAGTATTGGTAACGATCAACTGGTTGAGCTAATCAATACTGCTCCGTTAAATGGGGTGCTTGAGCCAATTAATCCAAACGACACGGTGATTAAATTCAAAGGTTCTGAACCGGATGTTGCCATGCCTGACCCAAATCAAGCACAAGAAATTGTCGCCAATGCTGCCAAATCGGCAATGAAAAAAAGCCGCGGAGTATAACCAAAAGGGTCAACGCAAGGTTGACCTAAAGCGTTAAATATAGTATACTACT